AAAGGCTACGCCGAAAAACTGGTAAAAGCAGCAACTGGCTATTGGGATCAATCACGCGACTACGTTATGTGGGCTGTTAACCAAAAAGATGAATCTAAAAACGAAGAGCCAGTATTAGGTTTTTTGGCGTGGGAGCGCCTAACTACTCGTTTAGATGACGAACCGATAGAGCTCTATCGTAAGCGCGTGCAGCATGCACTGGTAAATACCATTGATGCCGGCGAAATTGCCTCAGTTAAAAGTATTTTTGACCGCTTAGGGCTGGAGGTGCTTAACGTGCGCGAAAGGCTCAACGGACGTGACTGGGACATTATTGCTATTGACATGACCGATTCAACACTCGCAGGCAATACTGATTTACTACCAGAGCTAATACAGCTTTATGGCCGCACTTGTCGCCGCTACGAGCTAACAGTACATAACACAGCCAATGTATCAATGTGTATAGGGCTAACGCATGTGCAATGGGATAACTGTCATATTGATCACCCACTGGATTTGAGTGCTGAACATAATGCAGAGCAGCAATATAGCCATGGTTTTACTAGCCTGCAAAATGAAAGTAGCCACGCGCCACTGCATGCAATAACGCACAACGTTAAACACACATTGCCAATTGATCAGATATATCAATTCTTAGGGCTTGATAACCTAGTGAGCAACACCGTGCATCAAGCAATAAACACTGATGTACAGCATGTTATTGCAGAACATAAGCATTATGGATTTTTAAGTAAAGAGGGCGGTGTAAGTATCGCCAAGGAGACACTATGAGCGAAGCTATCACCGGCATTATGACCAACGCCGGAAGAGGTTACATAACTACCCGAGCACTTCAAAACAAAGGGCTTGATGTAAAAGAGCTGGTGTTTGCAAAAATACCAAACCTAAACGAACAGGGAGAGCGCAACCCAAACGAGCCCATGCCAAGTGGTTTACAAATCGTGCACCGCCGAAATATTGATGTATCTGGCTATGTTGACGAAAACACAGTGGCGTGGGCCGTAGTGCTAGAGCAAGACATCGGCGACTTTGACTACAACTGGATAGGCCTAGTAACAAAAGACGGCACACTATTAGCAATCGACTACTTGCCATTACAGCGAAAACGCCAAGGTGTAAATAACGTACATAACCGATCGTTTGTTCTTAAGTTTGCAGCGGCTGCGGCATTAGCTCGTATTACAATTCCAGCGCAGTCATGGATGTTTGATTACAGCCCGCAAATTGATGCGCTAAACGCGCTATCACTAACCACAGCAACTGCGCAGGTAAACAACATGTACCGCACGTTGCGTAACTATTTCTTAATGTCAGATTTTACAATATTTACTAAGGAACTAAGATGAGCATTGAACAAATCAACGAAATCGTAACAGCGGCAGACCGTGTAGTTACAGCGGTAGAAAACAAAGCAGCCGAGATAGACTCAAAAACAGCCGCGCTAGACAGCGACTACAACAGTAAAAAAGCCGCCCTTGATCAGCAAGTCGCCGAGAACTCGGCACAATTAGCAATCGTTGCATCAGATGGATACCGTAAAGCAATCGAAGATGCATCAGGTGGCCGCAACACTGTAGTAATTGACGAGCAAGGCAATCCAAATGTTATGGTGCGCATCCCGCGTTTTAACTACGAAGACATTAACCAAGCAATACTTGATCGCCTTGGCGTTGACTTAATGCTAGGCACCGGCACACCAACTATGTTCCAACGTAATGGCGAGCAAATGGGTGAGGTGCTCATTGCTAAATACTTAGCATCATCAGGGGCTAATGGCGGATGTTCAGTAATTGGTGGTGTACAACCACGTACATCAGTTAACTACGATGTAGCAAAAGCGCTGTGTAACAACAAAGGTGCAGGCTGGCACATGATGAGCATTCATGAATGGGCTGCAATCGCACTATGGTCACTTGCTAACGGCACAGTACCACGCGGAAATACAAACCACGGTCGCAGCCACGAAAATAAATTAGAAACAGCCCGCCGTAGCGATAATGGTATCCCAGGAGAAACATTTGGAACAGCTAGCACAGATACAGGAAAGGGGCCCGCAACATGGACGCATGATCATACTGAATGGGGTGTTCAAGACTTAGTCGGTAATGTTTGGGAGTGGTTAGATCAAATGATGCTAGACGAAGGCCAGGTGATTACAACATTAGATAATAACCCTGAAATTATTGAAGACAACTGGAACAAGCATGTTGCATTTTTTGACTCACCAACTGCTAATACTGAAGGAACAGATAGCATAGGTTCACCTAAGCTCAGCTCTGGCATTAGCAATAGGAATGGAGCATTAGGCGATAATGGTCACGGTAACCCCACTACGAGTAACGCTCATTTTGCAGCTGTAGAGAAAGCAGCAGACTATAACAAAATAGAGTTATTACGTAGGCTCCTAATAGAATCAGAATCAGCTAGCACGGTAAATGGCGCTATTTATTGTAGAAACTATGGTAGAAGATTTGCGATTCGTGGAGGTAGTTGGTTGATTGGTTCAAACGCGGGGATGGGAGCTTTAGGGCTTCATAGTGCACGTACTATTAAAAATAGCAATATAGGATTCCGCCCAGGACTTTTTGTGTAATAGCTCGTTGAGCTTTAATTACACTTAAGTGTGGTTTTTATCGCGCTTTCCAAAACATTAAGAGGTAAAACTATGTTTACATACATTTACAAAGGCACAAGTCACAGCAACACAAGCAGCGAATACATGCAGTCGCTAGGCATGGACAAAGAACAAATTGACTCTGTATTAAATCAGCAGCAGTTTGAGCTAAGCCAAAATATTGAAAAGCGCCAAGCTGCTTACATAGCCGAGTCAGACCCATTATTTATGGAATCACAATTTGATGGCACACCGGAGTCACATCAAAAGTGGCAAGACAAAGTAGCTGAAATAAAAGCACGTTACCCACTACCTGAACATGCATAACGTAGCGCTCTGTTATCACCAAGTTGCTGCCCCTTGCTCTATGCAAGTGGGCGCACAGTTGCTTACGTCTGCCATTAATGACGACTCGCGCACCGATAAACCAACAAGTTATGGTGGTTTATTGTTATCAGTGAGTGCAGTCGACCCTGCAGCGCTGGCCAGTAAGTTGGAATCAATAAACAACTATTGCCCAATACCTGAATTTGTCGCCTGCGCCCAGTATGCCAATAGCCAAAGTACATTAGAGCAGACCCAACTCACAACGTATGACGGGCAAAGCATAGAGTGGCAAATAAATACCCTGCAAAGTCTATGGCCTATTCGTGAACAGCTAATAGCTGACGAGCTCGCCACAGTAAATAGCAGCGGTCAGCAATTAATTACTACCATTGATGATGCACTAACCCAAGCAGCAGAGCTAAAAACAGCCCGAGACGAGCGGCTAAACCAAGCGCAATTTACTACTAAAAGTAGCGAGGTAGATGTGCAATTAATTACAGCAGGCACAGCTAAACAGCTAGCCGACTCAGTGGCGAGTAAAGGCAATGATTATAGCTACTGGGCACTCTGTTTATTTGTTGGCGAGCAGGGCGAACTTAATCAAATTAAAGAGGTGTTATGAGCTTAGCAATTGACGGCTGGAACATACCGGGGTTTGAAACCCGTGTTGATGCATCGGTAAAACTCGCCGGTGGTGACATGTCGGGGTTTGGTAGCTTTGCGCTGAGTAGTGACCAGGGTGTTAAGCCAGGTTTAATAACTGTAAAAACAAAAATACCCATGCTGGATGAAAGCGAGCTAGCAGCCCTTATCGCCAAATCAAAAGCGCTAGACGAAAACGGCGCCCGCGTTGTTTACACAATTACTAATGCATTAGCTGAGGCATATAAAATTCGCAAAGCAAAATTTGACGGTGAAGTAAAAGCCACCGAGCTTGAAGAAAAGCGCGCATGGCAAGTAACATTTAAGCTCGTTGAGGTGCAATCAGTCTCAGAACGCGAGCAACAGCAGCTAGACGAACAAGCAACCGAAAGCGCAGAGCCACAAGCAACAACCAGTAACGACGATGTGCAAAACAAATTCAATGAGGTAGAAGGGCCATGAGCACCCGCCTATCTAACACGCTAACGATTGGCGGCAACACAGTGATGAACATAGTCAGCAAAACCGTACAGCTTGATATTGCCAGCACCGGTCGTGCAAAGTTTGAAGTAGTGGCAGAGCAAGAGCCAAGCGGCTTGGTTGAACTACACCTAGGTTACACGTTAGATAATATGATCCCGTATTTTCTCGGCGTCATAGAATCAAAACATCAAGCCAACGGCTGCTGGTATTTAACCTGCCGCGAACTAATAGGCGCGTTAAGTTTTCCCGCACCGCTGGCGGTTCGTCACGCAACAATTAAAGCGGTGCTTGATGAACTAGCAAAACTCGGAGTTGAGTTTGCTACCCCTGAAAACGCAGAATATTTAAATCAAATTACACCCGCATTTTATCACAGCGGCACAGGCATTGAAGCGCTTAGACAAATAGGCAAAGTGTGGGGCATTAACGATTTTATTTTTCAGCAACGGCCAGACGGTAAAATATTTGTAGGCAGTTGGCACGACTCGCGTTGGCCGCTCGCAGCAATAAACGACTTTCCAGAGCACACAATAACCGCTAAAAGCTCAACTACTGGCGAACTAATCGCTATCCCAAAACTAAGACCAGGCATAAAACTAAATGGCCGACACATTACCGAAGTAACCTTAATCAATGACAGGATGCATATACGATGGTCAAACAAGCCATTAAACGCCTAATACAGCGCTATTTTCCAGAGCTAAACGAGCGAAAACACCTGCCGCAACTTGCACGTATAGAAAAAATATACGACCTGCCAAGTAGCGCCGCAGCAATCAGCTCCGTATTTAGGCCGCTAAAAGCCGCCGACGTACAGCTTTTAAATCCGCTAACAGGCGAGCCATTAGCCGTGCCCGCATTTCAGCAAGTAACACTCGGGACAGGCCAAGCATCCGACCACGGATTATTAAACGAGCCAACGCCAGGCATGCATTGTTTAATACAATATATTGACGGCTTAAATAGCCATCCCGTGATCACCAGCCTATTGCCATGGCAAAGTTTAGTACCCGAACACAAGCGAACAGATGTGACACTGCAGCAAAGTAGCCGCAGCAAACTACAAGGCCGCGACGGAAACTGGCAGACCACAACCGACGGCGAAATAGCACAGGCCAGCGATACTACAAAAAGAAAATCGCGCAACTGTTTAGAAAATCACCATGAACGCAATGCAAACATAGCCACACATGACATATTAAAAATAGACGGCAACCAAATCACCGAAGTAATGGGTGCATTAAAAACATTAGTTGGGGAAAAAGCCATAATAGTCGCTTTAGAGGGCCTATTACTCGGTAGTAAAAAACAGGTAGACATTGAAGCCGCCGAAAACATGAACCTAACCACGCTCAAAACTCTACACGCCAAAGCCACCGAACTGGCAAAGGTAGAAGGCGCAACAGTGTGGTTGGGTAATAATTCAGTAAACGTGGCTCAAGTACTCCTTGGTTTAATAAGCCTGGTTAAAGACATAAACCAAAGCTTAGAAACCCACGGGCACACCGGAGCAGGTGCAGGCGCACCAATAACAAAAGGCGAATTTACCGCCCACAAATCAGCAGCCAGCAGCTTAAAAAGTACACTAAAGCCAATTGTAGGGTAATGTTAATACTTGCCAACCCGCTTACTGTGTTTAACAATGTCATTATCAGGTTTATGAATAATTGAAATTTAACATTACAAAAACCAAACAGTGACCAAAGCTGTGACCAAAAGAAAAGTTAATTTTAATTTTTATTTGTAAGTCATTAATTAAAAAGGTTAATTTATTTCATGTGTGAATTACTTGGCATGTCAGCCAACGTACCTACGGATATTTGTTTTAGTTTTTCAGGTTTGTTAGAGCGCGGTGGTAATACTGGCCCGCATAAAGATGGCTGGGGTATAACGTTTTATGAGGGTAAAGGGTGTAGAACCTTTAAAGATCCTGAGCCAAGCTATCAATCAGAAATCGCCAAGCTAGTAAAAGC